CAAGGAACTTGCCGCAGGTATCAACGCCGAGCAGCATGAGGATCGCTTGCTGATATCCAGTCATCTTCGATGCCTCTCAAATTCTATTTTATTGATTGCTCAAGGCTAAAATCTCGGCTGCCATTGCGGCCACATACGGCGGGCAGGCGCGGTCGCCGAGGCACCAGTGCTGCACAGTGCGCAAAGGAACATCGAAATACTGCGCAAAGCCAGCTTGCGTCATCCTGTATTTCTTGATCAACTCCGGGATTGCGCAGTGCTTCCCGTCCCAGATCCCGCCGAGGAGCGCCAGCCGCTCCGCCGGAATCTCTTCGTCTTCGGCATCGCCCCAGACGCTGGACAGTGCCATATCGGAGATGTAGGCGTCGCGGTCGATGTATGCGCCGGTTTCGGCGTAGAGGACGGAGCGGATAAATGGGGTGAGTTTCATGTGGGTTCCTCCTTTTGATTCTTTCTTTTTTCGGCGTCAATGGAGAGAAGTTCATCTGCCATAGAAAGCACGTACGTCGGGCATCTGCGCTCCCCTGAGCACCATCTGCTAATGAGAGCTGAGCTGATACAAAAACGGCGCGCGAAATCAGCTTGTGTGATGCTGTGCTTTTTCAGCAATGTGCAAAATGCATCTAAATCGAGCAAAGAATCATCAACACGCGGCGATCTCTTTAGAGCGGCGCAAGCAGGGCAGTATCTCTGCCCCGTAGCAGTCAGAATGAACGATTCACCGCAGCGCTTACAGGTTGCGGCGCTTCCAATGTGGCGAAGCTCTCCACGGCCCCATTGGCTGCGTGCGCAGGATGGGCAAAATTTCTGATTTCCTCCGGTTGTTGTGTATTCAGATCCGCAGCGCTCACAAATAGCCGCAGACCCGATTTTTCTAGAAGTTCCAGCGGCCTTTCGATGAAAACTGGCGGTGGCGGCCTCGCGTCTGCGAATTGACGAACAGGCCAAACAATATTTCTGGCGCGTACCTGTCACGGTGTACTCATTGCCGCACATCTCGCAAATGGCGGTGGTTCCGATTTCTCCCTTCATCTCAGAAGCAGTACGCGCTGATGGGCTGGCCGTCGATGCGGACGGTGGCGAGCGTATCGTCGCTGAAATCGGGATAGTCAGCGTCTTCGATGCTGTCCGCCAACTCGTCCAGCGTGTAGCCAAAGTACACGCAAAATGCGTCGCCCAGGCAGGCGTCCATATCGCGGCAGAGGATCGCGTCCTGTACTTCCGTGTCGCCAGCCTCGGTGGCAACGGCAGTGCAAGCAATGAGTTCGTAACGGTTGTTGATGATCTTGGTTTCCATGTTTATGTACCTCCCGGCTTTCGCCTTGTTTTATCTTATGGTCTTATTATACGTCCATTGGGCGCAAAAGTCAAGAGGGAAATGCAAAAAAATATAAAAAAATTGGTACACAAATGCCCCATAAATGTCCCCCAGAAAAAGCGCGGAGCCGGTAGACTGAGGATAGGAGCTGGCCAGCTTACTTATTTTTACCGGAGGTATTTTTTATGGAATACGCAAGCAAGGGACTCGCGGGGACTGCGCTGGGCTTTGGCATCGGCGGTGCCGCACTGGGACTGGCGAACGGCGGACTCGGTAATCTGCTGGGCGGCCTCAACCAGAACAAGAGATCGGAAGCCGCTGACGTAGCCGCAGCGGTTACGCCTGCCATGACGGTCGCGGCCATGCTCGCCGCGCGGCAGCAGGAGCCGACGTGCAGCGAGAACATGCCGGTCACGCGCTATGATCTCGAACGGGAGCAGCAGCTGGCCGCGAAGGACAGCGAGATCGCGCTCCTGAAGGCCAACACCTACAACGATCAGAAAATGCTGGAGATGTACGGTTATATCGACGGGCAGCTCAAGGACGTCCGTGAGGCGCTGTGCAAGCAGGCCGTCCACAACCAGCGCACCGAGGACAGCTTTACGCTCGTAAAGCAGGACGTTGATTGCGTCCGCAAGGAGGCGCTCAGCGCGGTAAAGATGGAGGCCGAACGCCGCTGCTGCGGCGACAACGCCCTGAAAACCTACGTCAACGCGACGTTTTACCCCAAGCAGGTCGCCGACGTCACCACCGGAACCGCAACGTCGCCCCAGACGCTCTACGATCCGCTCCCGAAGTGCTGCGGCTGCTGCAACAACTAAGCCAAAGGGGCGGCAATAGCCGCCCCATCCTTAAAGGAGGGAATCTGCGATGACAGTGACGATAGATCAGGCCATGCGCGGCGCGATGCGCTACGCGGACAATGAGGTCATCCCGCACCTGCCGGGCGGCAAGGGCATCGGGGCCGGGATCATGCTGGCCCTCATCATGGAGGGCAGCCGTGAGAAGATCCTCGCGCTGCGCGAAAATCCGGCGGTAAAGATGATGCAGATCTTTGACGATGCCGGAAACATCGACCTCGACAAGCTCTATAACGCGGCTAGGCCACGCTTTGAGAACAAGCTGACCGTATCCGTCCCGCTGCTGGGCGATATGCGGTTTGATCAGAACGACGTGGACAAACTCTACCGATACATGCAGGAGGCGTGACGAGATGAAAGAATATATAGAAAAGCTTTACACAAAGCTGCGCGAGGCGATGGAAAAGCCGGTGACGCTCGGCAGCGCGGAGGAAGTCGGCCTGTACGCGAAGACGATCCGCAGGCTGGAAAAGCTGGACTGCCGCGCAGACGAGCCGGATGCGGCAGCGTTTGACCGAGAAACGGCCATGCAGTGGGCCGAGCGCATGCAGAATGCCGACGGCTCGAACGGCCCGCACTGGACGATGGAGCAGACGACGGCCGTTGCCGAGAGCATGGGCATTCAGGAACACGAGATCCCGCGCTGGGCGTGGAGCGTGACCATGAACATGATGTACTCGGACTACTACCCCGTCGCGGTAGAATTCGGCCTCAACCGCCCGGAATTCTACGCAGCCCTCGCCAAAGCGTTTTTGCTCGACAAAGACGGCCCCGGCCCGGAGCGCAAGCTCATGAAATACTATGAGCATGTGGTAAAATCATAACCACCGGCCGTGCCGGTGGTTTGCACTAGCCCCCTTGGGGCATGACCCGGGCTGAGCCTATAGGCTCGTCGAAAAGTCTGCCAACCGCGCAGTTTTCCCGGGCTGCCCCTAAAGGGGCTTTTGCTTATTTGCCTCCTCTTACCGGCTCACCCGTAAACGGGTCTACGAACTCCTTAATGCTAAGCTGGTCGTCTGTGTAATCTTCTTGGAGCTGATTTCTGATATACTCCTCTATTGCGCGCCTATTTCGTCCCACTGTGCTGACGTAATATCCCCGGCACCAGAAATGCCGGTTCCCATACTTGTACTTGAGATTTGCATACTTTTCATAGATCATTAAGCTGCTCTTTCCCTTGAGATATCCCATAATCTGCGATACACTGTATTTCGGAGGTATGGATACGAGCATATGGATATGATTCTTGCACGCTTCTGCTTCGTGGATCTCGATACCCTTATATTCGCACAGCTTTCTGAGCATCTGTCCGATATCCTGTTTGATCTTTCCGTATATGATCTGTCTCCTGTATTTCGGCGCAAATACGATATGATATTTTCGTGTGTGCTAAACTACTGACATCAAGTTTCATTTGGACTTGATTCCTCCTTTGATTTTTGTTCCTGGTTGGCAGACCATCTTCATTTTATCAAAGGAGGACATTTTTTCTATGCATAGCTAAAGCTTTTTGGAACCACCGGCATTGCCGGTGGTTTTCTTTATACAATAAAAAAATCCCTCTCCAAACCGGAGAGGGATTTTTTATCTTTGCACGATCATCCCAATAACACCATTTACAAATATGATGTGTTCGGATAAGTGCATATCTGGTACACCGGACGCGCCGAAATCCGAAACGGAAGGCGGCGCGAGGGCGACGGCGTCGGCGTAGGTTACTTGGGCGGAATCGGCTACATTCAAGAATAATTTGAACGAATCATCGTACAAATAGATCGCGTTTACGAATAAATCTATGACTTTTTTGCGGTATTCCAGATCGGATCGGTCGCCAGTGCGGAACTGGTTGAGCCATACGACGATGTCCTCTTTTTTGATCTGGACACGGCTGGCGATGCGGAGAGATGCAAGATCAGCCTCCAGCGCCTGCTTTCGGGCCTCGGCAGTTTCGATGCGCTCGTTGATCCTGCGGCGGGCGGCTTCCGCCGTTGCGGAGATCAGAGCGTCGACAAGTTGATCGATCTCCTTGTCGGCGTCGCGGATCTGCTTTTCGAGCGGCTTAATGCCGGATGCGTCGTAGCTTTTTTGATACTCCGCCACAACGCGCTCGGCTGCGCCGTCGATCCAGCTGTCCGTCAGCACGCAGGAGCCGATATAATCCACAATACTGGCTTCGAGTTCGTCCTTGCGCTCATTGCGCTTTTTGCAGGTGTGCTGCTTCTTCCGCGCGGCGCAGGTGTAATAATAATACGTCGCGCCGTGCCTGCCGCGCCCGCACTCCCCTATCATCGGCGCGCCGCACTCGCCGCAGAACAATTTCCCGTGCAGCAAATACTCGACTTTTGCCTTTGCGTGGCCGGGGGCCTTGGCATTCGCCTTGAGCCGGTCGCGCACACGCTTTTTTAACTCCTTTGATACGATGGCCGGGAATGCGTCTTCGATCACGATCTCACCGAGGTAGTCGTACCTGCCGACATACCGCTCGTTTGCAAGGATACGCTTTACCGAGGCTAATGTGAGCGGGTTCCCGCGCTGGTTGCGGTAGCCGAGCCGCGCGCAGTCGGCCACGATCTGCTTTTGCCCTGCGCCGTCGGCATACTGCTCATGGATAAAGCGGACGATGCGGGCTTCGTCCTCGTTGATCTCGTACTGCTTATTTACAACGCGGTAGCCGAGCGGGGCGAGGCCGCCGAGGCTCAGCCCCTTCTCGGCGTTCTGGCGCATCCCGCGACGGACATTCTGGGCAAGCTGGCGGGAATATTCCTCCGCCATGGCCTCCAGGATGGCCTCCAGCAGCACGCTCTCGCTGCTGTCGCCTACGCCCTCGGTGACGGACAAAACGCGCACGCCGTTCGCGCGCAGCTTCTTTTTGTAGATCGCGCTGTCGTACCGGTCGCGGGAAAAGCGGTCGAGCTTCCATACTAACACAAAATCAAACGCGCGCTTTGCGCTGTCCGAAATCATCCGCTGGAACTCTGGACGCGTCTCTGCATATCGCCCGGACAGCGCCCGGTCGCAGTACTCGCCGACAACGCGGTATCCGCGCTGCTGCGCGTATTCGCGGCATTTGGCAAGCTGGCCGTCTATGGATTGGTCGTTTTGCCCGGCGGAAGAATACCGGGCGTAGATCACGACGTTGGCAAGATTCAAATTATCCACAAAAGCCTCCAAAGATACCGCTCTGGCTGATCGGGCCGGGGCGGTAATTTTCATGTGCGAATCCAGCCGATTGATGGGATGAGCACGTCGGCCACAAGCACAAGGGCACACAGCGAAAGAATGCCCAAGAGGATGAGCGTCACAAGCCGGTGCATACGCAGGGATTTCTGCTGCTGGGCAAGCTGCGCGCGAAGGGCCGCGTTCTCGGCGCGGAGTTTTTCAGCATCGGAAGGCTCGGCAGGCTCGGCAGGCTCATCATGCGGGATGCCGAAATACTCATCCATAGAAACGCCCATCTCCCGGCAGATCGGGCCGACCGTGTAAACAGACGGATTTTTGATGTCGCCGCGAAAGAACTGGGATACGGTGCCGACGGAAAGGTCGGTATTTTCGGCGACGTCCTGATTTGTTTTGTGCGGAGTGATCGTCTGCTTCTGCTCACGGCACAAATCAGATAATTTTTCCTTCAAAACATGTCATTCCCCCTAAAAAAGCAAGACGTCTGACTGCAAAAAGCAACTTCCACATCTTTACAAGTCTACCATGGGTAGGCTAACATATAGTTACAGACGGCTCCCGGTCGCCTGCGCAAGCAAAAGCCCGCGCCGTTGTTCGGCCAGCGGCGCGGGCGAATCTCAAAAACCGAGTGCGTACATCAGGCTCGGAATGACGCGCAGGATCAAGAAGCAGCCGGCACACAGCGCAAGCGCAACAACGATCACGATCTTTCGCACCTTGCGCGGCCCGGCGACGGCCTCCTCGTATTCCTCGGGCGTTAAACCATCCGTATACTCGTCATAGAGCGGGCGGCCTGCATCATCTGGAAATTTGTTATCATAGATTCGGCAAAAATCAACCAGCGTGCCAATGCCCCAAAAGCCGAGCGTAAAGAGCCAAAGAAGCCCCGTCCAGATCTTGCCGACATAAAACCGGTGCGCCCCAAGGCCACCAAGAAAAATGCAAAGCAGCAGAGCAGTCGAGCGCTTTTTCCGCGCCGGTGCGGAATGCACCTGCACGCGGGCCTCCGCCTTTGCCTGATCGCGGATATAATTCACGGTGCCGCAGCCGCAGTGCGGGCAGATCAAAGCCTCGTCGTCGATCTCTTTGCCGCATTTGTTACAGTACATAAACCCTCCTATGGATTGCAATCCTTACACGGCGTATACAGAGCAGCAGCCTCGGCGCGGGTGCCGGTGTAGCTGCTGCGGTTTGCATAGTCCATCTGGCGGATGTGGTAGCAGCTGGCCAGATGGAAAACGCCGCTGGATGTATTTACGATAAATGTCTGCACGTTTTCGCTCGTCGAGGCGGAGATCTGCGGAGCCTCGGCGGGCAGCGTGCCGGGGATATAGGATACAAATTTACCGATGATCGGTTCCAGCGGCTCTACATCGAGCGGGTCGCCGCCGATGCTGGCATAATACTCCGCCTGCGCTTCGGCCTGCTCCACGTCTGTGTATTCCCCGCTGCCGGAAAACGCCGCGGCTGCGGCAGGAAGCACAGCAGCATCCGCAGCCGCGCGAAGCTCCGCGGGCGAAGCCCTGTAGGAGTGGGCGGCGGAAATAACCTCCGCAAGATTCAAAAGCCCAATCCATCCGGCAACAGCCAGTACGCAGCAGACCAGCACAAGCAAAACCTTGCGCCATGCTTGCCTCATGGCAAAACCTCCAATTATTATAAGATAGTTTTGTAAAATCTCATAATTGTAATTTTAGAACAGATGTTCTATGATAATCATGCGATAAAAAATATCTTACTTAGAATTGTAAAACAAATGGAAGCAAACCTCAACGGCAATAATATACAAAAATGAAAGAGATTTTTTGTGGAAGAATGGAGGCACTTATGGAAATGGAACGGAATTTGCTGCTGAAAGAGATCAAGCGCCTGCTGCGGCTGGCCACAGATGCGGATCTGGATCTGATCTGGCGCTTTATGCGGACACTGATCGCATAGACGCGGAAACAAAAATAGGCCGGGGACGGTTATTCGTCCTCGGCCATTTTTTTTGCGATCTCGGCCAGCAGCTGCCACTCGTCGGCGCTGAGTTTGCTGATGATCGATACAAACCGCTTGCGCGGCGCGTCGTCGGGATCGTGCATCACGACGCCCATAAACTCCGCGATCTCCTGATTCCGCGTCAGCTTCTGCCGCATTTCGCCCTCGCCGGTGCGGAGCCAATGCTCGTCGATGTTAAATTCCCGGCAGATCAGTTTGATAAACGGCTCGTTCGGTGTGGTTTTCTCCCCTTCAAGATTTGTAATCACCCCGCGCGTCGTGCCGAGCCGTTCTGCAAAATCGGTCTGCGACAAGCCTGTGCTCCGGCGGATATCCTTGATCCGATCATTGATCGTCACCGTATCACCTCCCTTGACTATTATTATACACGGCTGCGATGTATTGTCAATACAAAAAGAATAAAAATATTTTGCGTAAATGTATTGACAAAACATTTAAAAGGTGGTATTGTGTAGTCACAATACAAAACGTGACAGCAAAATGTCGCAACAACGCGAGGTGAGAAAAATGTCCGAAAAGGAAAAGCAGGCAATCGAAAACCTGAACAAAAGCACCGAGAAGCTGACGCCCGCGCAGATGCAGCGCCTGAGCGATATCGCCTATGGCATGGCGCTGGCGAAGGAAGGCAAGCAGGAGGAGCGGAAGGAGGCGTGAGATCATGATCGCCGTTTTTGGGAAACGGGGGCCGGACGGGAGATTTCTCCCGGGCCAGACTTTTGAATACAAGCGTCCCGGCGAAGAAAACGGCGAGCCCGTGATCGATGCCTTTGCCCACTGGGCGGCGGAACGATACCGCCGGGAACAGGAACAGAAGGAGGAGAAGCGGAATGGATGATTTCCTCAAGTTTTTTGCCGAGAAGGTGAAGACCTACCCGATGCACCTTGAGATCACCTACAGCAAGGTAACGGACTGGGGCGTCCGGGTGTGGCGGAGGGGAACCGCCTACGACGGGGACGACGAAGAACTTGTCAACGTCCAGGACTGCGACGCGGAGCTGTGCTTTGCAACCGCGCAGGTGCAGCTGAAAAACTGGCTGCTGGAACACGAAGGAGGCTATTAACCATGGCAAATGCCCGTACATACACCCTGACGCTGAATGCGCAGGAGATGCATGATCTGATCGAGGCGGCGCTGGTCTGTGAGTGCCAGACGGCGCAGATCATCGGCGGGCTGAAGCGCAAGGGGCTGGATCTGGACGCGCAGAAGCTCGTGACACAAAATGCCCGTCTGGCGCGGATCGTCAGGCGGATGCAGGAGACGAAGGAGGATAAGCGGAATGCGGAAACTGATTCTCAGCGGAGACGATTGGTTTGAGCTGAAGCACACGCTGGATCTGTTTGTGATCGAGACAAACAACGCGGCGAATGAGTACGAGAACATGGCTGCACACATGCGAGTGGCGGAATTATCTGAACGGTATGCAAACCTCGCAAAACGCAACAGGGAAAGGACGGAGAACTGCAAGCGGCTTATAGCGCTGGTAGAATCGGCAGAACGCCTGCCGGAGACGAAGGAGGAAACCAATGGATAACGGGAAGGTACACGTCGAGATCGGCATGGACGGCAAAAAAACGGTATCTGCGCTATCCGGCAGCGCGCTGGAACTGAGCGCTGCTGCCGCGCGAATCCTGAACATATTTTATGCCGCGTTCTGCCAGTGGGGAATAGGCGAGGAATTCAAGGAAACCATGCGCTACTGCGTGAACCGGGAGGACAGCCCGGTATGGAGGAAGGAGTTGGCAGAATGAGAACCAATCTTGCAGAACGGCTCGGGTATGAGCCGGAGGAAACGACCGAGGAGCGCCGGGAGCGGCTGCGTGAAGAATTGGAGGCCCGCAAGGCGGCGCGGCGGATCGTCAAGGGCCTGTGCCTTTGGGTCAGCGGCGCAGCGATGATCTTGGCCGCAATGGCCGGGACGGCCGAAATGACGTATGAATGCGTCGTGACTGGCTTCGTCGCGCTCGTAGCGCTGCTGTATGGTCTGGCATAAAGAAATGACCCCTGCCGCGCGGCAACGCGACAGAGGCCGAAAGGAAAACGATTGTCGCCCTCATTATAGGGCAGAAAGGAACATATGTCAAGTTTAACGGATTCCCGCGTCCGGCATGGTGCGAAAGCCTGCGTCGACGCGGTACATCGGGCCGACTACCCGAAGTTCAACAAATGCCTGCTTTCTCAGTGCGAAGCGCCGGAGAAATACGGCGTGCAGCTTGTTCCGGAGGCAGCTGCGGCGATCAAGGCGCTGGACGCGCCGAAGAACCGCAGCGATAAGCGCCGGAAGGTGAACCGGTATTATTTCCGGCTGACGGACGAGCAGGCTAAGAAGTTGGACAGGCTTCTGAAAAAGCTGGGCTATTCCACGGTGCAGAGCTTCTGTGAAGCGCTGATCCGCCAGGAGGTGAGCCGGAATGGCGTATGACGGCGAAAACCTGTACTTGAGCATTCCAGAGCCGGAGTACGAGCCGGAGTACGAGCCGGACGAGCCGGAGGACGAAGATCGTTATTTGTTCCCGCCGCTGTGGCTGGTGGGAAAGATGAAACAGGAGGAAGGATAAAATGGCAATCAAGAAACCCGCTGAACTCGATTTCAGCAACAAGAAATTCATGTGCATCATTTCCGGACAGCCCGGCCTTGGCAAGACAACGCTGGCGCTTTCCGCACCGAAGCCGTTTCTGTTCGACACGGACAACGGCATTGCCCGCGTCAGGCCGGAGCAGCGCGGCGTGACCTCTGTTGTGGAATCCTACGAAGAAATGCTTGGCGATATGGACTCCGAAGAATACAAGGCGGCTGAGTCCGTCGTGATCGACACCGGCGGTATGCTGGTACAGCTGATGAAGGACTGGGCAAAGAAGCAGGACAGCAAAGCTGCAAAGGATGGCCGTGCAATGTATGGCGTGATCAAATCCGAGTTCGACCGGCTGTGTTACCAGATCCGCGCAAAAGACCGGAAGCATTTGATCGTGGTGTTCCACACGACGGAACAGCAGAAGGGAGACACCATCCAGACGCGCCTTTCCTGCGAGGGCAGCGCGAAGGATATTGTTTGGACGCCTGCCGATTTTGGTGGCTATATGTTCATGATGGGCAACAAGCGCATGATCGGCTTTACACCGACAGACGAATACTTTGCAAAAGGCTGCTTCGGTGTGCGCGGCGTGATGCAACTGCCGGAACTCAAGCCCGGCCAGAAGTCCACGTTCCTAACAGATCTGTTCCGTAAGGCGCAGGAGGATATCAATGCGCAGGCCGCAATCTACAGCGGTGAGAAAACCGCATATGACGTGGCGATGCAGGAAGGCCGCGCGTTTATTGCCCTTGTCGGCGACCCAAAAACGGCGCTGAGAGCCCGCAAAGAGCTGGCAAAGCTCCAACACTCGCTGACCAGCGCCGCAGAGCTTGGCGCAGAGTTCAAGCGCAAGTGCAAGGAACTCGGCCTGAAATACGATAAGGAGAAAAACGCCTATGTACTGGCTGACACAAAGCCTGCTGAGCAGCTGGAAGCACTTTCTTGATGCGGATGATGCGTATGCAGACGCGGCGCTGTCCTCCTTCCTCTCCACGCTTCGGCGTGAAGAGAGGGAGACGACACCAGCTATGCAGGCGGGCATTGATTTCGAAGCGGCGATTAACAGCACGGTTGCTGGCGTACCAATTGAGCCTGTCAGTGAGAAATACGACCGGGCTGTAGCAAAGTTTTCCCGCATTTGTGCGGGCGGTCAGCCGCAAGTGCCGGTCGCCGGGAAGCTACACGTATCGGGCTTGGATTTCCAGTTATACGGCGTCTGCGACTACGTAAAGGCCGGAATCATCTACGATATCAAGCGCGTGCAGCGGTACGAATACGGCAAGTATCTGCACAGCCCGCAGCATCCGATGTATCTGCATCTGCTGCCCGGCGCGTCAAAATTTACATACCTGATCTTCGACGGCGCGAACACTTACGCGGAGACGTACCGGCGCGGCGATTTCGCGCCTATCGAAGATACGATTTCATGCTTTATCAATTGGCTTTTGGCAAACGGTTATATCAACGATTATTTTACACATTGGGAAATGAACACTGAAAGGATGGACAAAGTAGATGGGATTTAAGGCAGTAAAGAATAATGGCGGCCTGATGAAGGCTGGCGACTATGAGTGCTATTTGAAATCGTGCGGCTACAGCGTAACGAAGAACGGAAACGAATGCATCAAGTTCGATTTCGTTGTCCGTGAGGACGTCGAGCAGGAATACCAGAAGAAGCACATCTTCAAGAACTTCTGGCCCGACCGTGATACCGGCGAATATGACGCAGACAAGATCGGGAAATATGCAAATGCGCTTGGCATTGAGCCGGGCACAGATTTTGAACTTGACGATCTGATAGGCCGCAACTGCATTTTGCACATGGAGCCGTTTGAGGGCAATGACGGTGTGACGCGCGACTGTATCCGGTATCTCAAGCCCAGCAAGGCCGAATCTTTTGTAACGCCTGCACCGGCCAGCGCAGAGGAGTTCAAACAGCTTGACGAAAGCGACGACGACCTGCCGTTCTGAGGGCTGAAATATGCCGAACAGAATTATTCGGGAAAGCATCTGCACAAGCGATAGCGTCGACAAACTCTCGTGGTTTGAAGAAGTTCTGTTTTATCGGCTCATTGTAAACTGTGATGATTTCGGACGCTTTGACGGGAGAGCGGCGGTCGTGAAAAACCGCCTCTTCCCGCTGAAAGAAAACCTCACGCTCAAAACTGTAGAAAATGCTCTTCATGGGCTGGCGAGTGCTGGATTGGTTGCTCTGTATGTGTTTGAGGGCAAGCGCTTCCTTTACCTACCAACATGGGGCAAGTATCAGACGCAGCGTGCGAAGGTAAGCAAATTCCCGTCACCTGATGAAGGGAAACAAGCGGATGAAATCATTTGCAAGCAAATGCGTGCAGATGTTCCCGTATTCGAGAATCGAGAATCGAGAATCGAATTCGCTATTCGAGATGCGGAAGATAGCGCGGAGCCGCAAGCGGCATCCACGCCGCCAGCAATCTCTCTGCCGCTGAATGATGGAACGGAATATTCCGTTTCCGTGGAGCAATGCCAGGAATGGGCGGGCTTGTACCCTGCTGTCGACGTGATACAGCAGCTGCGGAACATGAGGGGCTGGTTGGACGCAAATCCGGCCAAGCGGAAGACAAAACGCGGGATTAACGCATTTATCGTCCGCTGGCTGGCAAAAGAACAGGACAAAGGCGGAACACAGCCTGCACAGTACAGCCGCGCTGCAAAGCTCGGCTACGGCGTGCAGGGGCACCATGACGAGCTGAATCTGTTGGAACGTGCAGCTGTGGACAGGGTGATGGGGCCGGTGTCAAAGGGCGCTGCCCGATTGCAACAAGGCGTGCAGCGCCACGGGGACGAACTTGATGCGTTCCAGCTGGAGGCGGTCGAGCGAATGCTTGCGGAAAACAAGGAGGATAAGGCATGAGATTTGTTTGCGATTGCTGCCACGATCTGACGAACATCGAGGCAGACCGGATGGAGATCCAGGGCGACAAGCTGATAGTGTACAGCCGGGGCAAGCTGGTGTACGTGGCGGATCTCGGCCAGATCATGCTGGCGAAGCTGACGCCGACGGGGAAGGAAACAAAATGCTGACGCATCTGAGCCTGTTTTCCGGGATCGGCGGGCTTGATCTGGCTGCCGAGTGGGCAGGATTTACGACCGTCGGGCAATGCGAGTTTGCCGATTACCCGACGAAGGTGCTGGAAAAGCACTGGCCTGATGTGCCGCGCTGGCGGGATATCCGGACGCTGACAAAGGAGAGCTTCTATGAGCGAACAGGATTACGAGCAGTTGACGTTATTTCCGGCGGATTCCCCTGCCAGCCATTCTCCGTGGCTGGAAAGCAAAAGGGCAAAGGGGATGATCGATACCTCTGGCCGGAGATGCTACGAGTTATCACCGAGCTGCGCCCGCGTTGCGTTGTCGGTGAGAACGTTCCTGGAATCATCAAGATTGCCGCCGGGCAGGTGGTCAAGGATCTGGAGCGTGCTGGCTATCACGTCGTCGTGTTTAATTTTGAGGCTGCGGCTGTCGGAGCTTGGCACAGGAGATCGAGAGTGTTTTTCGTTGCGACCGACGCCGAACACGATGGATGCGCTTCCGCCGAAATCGCCGGAAGCGCTGAAGAAGGAAATGACGGTATTGCGCCCAGGACGGAAGCAGCCGTGCAACCTGCGGGACTGGGTAGCTGTACAGGAGGGGAAGAGCCTGTGGCCGACGCCGACGGCTCGGGACTGCAAGGGCGCAAACAGCCTGAAACACCTGACGCAGCCGAAGGCGCCGGGGAACAACCATCACGTGCGCCAGCTGGCGAATGCAGTGAAGCTGTTTACGGCGCCATGTGCAGCGGATGCGCAGGGGACGCACGGTGGGGACAATCACAGGAGCTTGCGGACGGACGTTGCTGGGCAGCTGAACCCGACGTGGGTAGAGTGGCTCATGGGATTCCCGCCAGGGTGGACAGAATTAAATGCCTCGGAAACGCTGTAGTGCCGCAGCAGGCATACCCGATTTTTAAGGCATTGATGGAGGAGCTGGACCGATGGACTTAGAACGAACCATGGAGGACGGCGTTTTGCCGGGACAAATGGTTCTTGAAGGAATGGAGGAAGAAACCCTATGACTGAAAAAGAGATCGTGAAGGCGCTGCGGTGCTGCGCGAAGGGGCTTGGACACGACGACGCGTGCGAAAACTGCAAGGTCGGAGAAATCCAAGATCGGCGGGAATACATCGAGTTTGCGGCTGCTAACGTGATCGAGCGCCTGACCGCCGAGAACGCGAAGGCAGAAGCCGAGAGGGACGCGGCGTTAGCAGACCTCGCGGATGCACGGAGTTGCAAGAATTGCAAGTATGCGTGCGATACGCGCGACTGCTCCAGCTGTAAATCAAAGACGTGCAAATGCCGTGAGTGTCATCTCGACAAGAATGCGTGGGAATGGCGCGGATTGCCGGAAGCGCCGGAGGAAGGAGGCAAGCATGAGTAAAGCTGTTTTGATCAGAATTCGCCCGGAGTGGTGTGAGAAGATCATCAACGGGCGGAAGACCATTGAGGTGCGCAAGACGCGCCCGAAGATGGATACGCCGTTTAAGTGCTACATCTACTGCACGCAGAGCGCTGATATGCTTTGGATTTTGAAGGAAGGGGAACGGTCTCTCCATCCTGATAAAATAGCGGATGTTTTCAAGGCTGCTAAATGCGGAGGAGCATATCGGGGGAATGGCAAGGTTATCGGGGAGTTTACCTGCAACAGGGTAACGAACCTTTTTTCAAACAGCAGATTTTGGCTGGACGAGGATGATGTTTTACACACGTGCTTGTCTGCTGCGGAAATGCGAAAATACGCAAATGGCGCAAATGGATTGTACGGCTGGCACATCTCCAACCTCAGGATTTACGACACCCCGCGCGAACTGCGGGAATTTTACGCTGTGCCAAATGAGGTAGAGGTAGCGCTCAAGGTAAAACCCAAGCCAATCACCCGCCCGCCGCAGAGCTGGCGGTATGTGGAGGAAGAGACATGGAACGACTGACAAGTCTTAATATCAACGTAGACCCGGATACCGACCGATTTCTGCACGCCGCGATCGGCGGCAAGGAAATCGACTGGAAGCAGTGCCGGGACAGCACGCTCAACGTGCTGATCAACGGCCCAACGAGCAACGGCTTTGGCAAGGATATTTTCCGCAAGATGGTCCGTGATCTGTACGGACGTCTGAAAGCCTACGAGGACACGGGGCTGACGCCGGAGGAAATCAAGGCTCCATTTACGGAGGACGCGATGATAAATCTGGCAGCGCAGGCGCTGGGCGTGGAGCCTAGCCGCCTCCGCGAGCTTGCCGAGGCCGACAGAAACCATCAAATTGTCATCCGACCGTGCAAAATCGGCGATACGGTGTGGGCTGCGGACACGGAGCCCGTAATTCCGCTACACGTCATGGCGGATGCAGTTTATCTGGAGGGAAGACATGGCGGAGACTATGAGAGACTAAGCAACTTCGGGAGCGTTGTTTTTCTTAGTCAGGAGGAAGCAAAGGAGGCGGCGTCACATTGGATGAAGTGAAACGGTGTCCGTTCTGCGGAGGCAAAGCAAAACTCATGGGAGGCAGAGTCTATACGATTCCGGAAATTGATAGGAACGGTGCTTATGTTGGGGCAGACATCGAAGTCGAGCCATCGTGGGTCGAATGCCAGACATGCCACGCAATGGGGCAGGTCTTTGATGAAAGCGACGAAGATCCGGAAAACGCGGTTGCAGCGTGGAACGCAGCAGGCGGCAAAACTCGGACCATCCGGCACGGCAGGTGGCTTGATGGATGCTGTACTGTCTGCGGCTGGGAGTTCCCTGACTGCTGCTCGTATGATGGATACACAGAAGAACCGTGGACGCCAACGCCGTTTTGCCCAATGTGCGGAGCGGAAATTTCGGAGGGATAAATGATGGCGGATTACATCAGCCGCGAAGCGGCGCTGGAAGATTTTGAAGCCAGCAACGCTCACAATCCGAACTGGACACCTCAGCGGGTGAAAACGCTCCTGCTGCGTCAGCGCACTGCCGATGCTGCGCCGATTGTGTATGGCGTATGGCTGGAGGAAGACGGTATGCAAATCTGCTCAAATTGCGGCGAAGAACACGAATGGGATGACTACCGTGCATCTTACTGCGAGGACTGCGGAGCAAAAATGAGGAGGATGAACGATGCTTGAAGGCTATATCAGCCGCGAAGCGGCGGTGAAAGCAGCGAATGAATGGGTAAGCGAGGCGTGCATGGCGCCCGTGATGAGGGTAAGCCGATTGTTCGATAAACTTGCGAAAGTGCCCGCCGCCGACGTTGCGGAGGTGGTGCATGGGGAATGGCTGCGAGCAGATGATGACTGGAATAGCCTCACAACAATTCAGTGCTCCCTTTGCAGCGAAGAGTGGTGCTTTGAGACGGACGATGACGTGAGCTTGCTGAATTACAAATACTGCCCTAATTGCGGCGCGCGGATGGATGGAGGTTGTGAAAATGCCTGAAAGAGATATGAAGAGCGCAGATGTTTGCGCCAGAAAGAATAAGATAAAGACCAACTTTGCAAAAATTTTTGTTTCTGGATCGGCTGAAAAGCCGTATTACAACATTTTGTATTTTGATCCGTTAGATAAAAATTATCACGTTGGGTTCGGTTCGTTTTACCTTTCGTATGTGTTCAAGTGGCTATCGGAAGAATTTGAAATTGAAGATGCACAAACCATGGATGCCGCCCAGGTAGTGCGGTGCAGTGGGAAGGTGAGGGCGACGGAGGAAGCGGAAACCACGCAGATCATTGACGGATGCTGCACCGCCTGCGGTGCATTTATGGATTGCTGCGAAGCGGCAGAATATAAGTTTTGCCCGTAGAACAAAGGAGGTGGCCTGATGGGAACGATTCTAGCGATTGATCCCGGCAATATTAAATCTGGCTATGTGGTGGTTGAGCACGACGGCGAAGAAATTCGCCGCGTGCTGGAGGCCGGGAAGATCGAGAACCCGGCAGTGACTGATATGCTGGATCGGAAGCTTTATGCGAACTGCATAGACGTTGCAATCGAGATGATTGCGGGCATGGGCATGACGGTCGGACAAGAGGTGTTCGACACCTGCGTCTGGATCGGGCGATTCTGGGAAATCGCGTTGAGGTCGGGCGGATATGAGCCGAAGAGGATCTACCGCCGGGAAGAAAAGCTGGATCTGTGCGGCTCACTATCGGCCAAAGACACAAACATCCGTCAAGCCCTCGTTGACCGCTACGCGCCCGGTCAGCCGAACTTCGGCAAGGGCACGAAGAAAGACCCCGGTTTCTTCTACGGCTTCTCTGCGGATATGTGGGCGGCGATGGCTGTCGCCGTGACGTATTTCGACAAGTACATAAAGGGGGTAAAGCTATGAGCAAGATGCAGCGCAAGCCGCCGAGACCGCCGATGCAGCTGACGTGCGATGCCTGCGGGAAGACGTTTATGCGCGCACCGTCCAAGTACAAGGCAAAATACAATTTTTGCAGCGAGGCGTGCGCCTGGGCGGCACATGGGGAAGCTGTGACGGGCCGGGCGGAGCGCGTGCAGATCCTGATCACGTGCTCGATCCCGGTATACCCGGAAATGCGGCCTGTCTGCGGACGGGTGTATCCTGCCGAGAAATACAAATACAGGACAAACCGGACGGGCTACGTCGTCGAGGTGGGCGGCAAACGCGTATGTGTGAGGGTGGACGAATGCAGGGAAATCTAGGGCTTACACCGGTGCAGGCTCCGTGCAAAGGCTGTGCGGACAGGCACACCGGCTGTCACACGGACTGCACCCGATACATAGCATTCCGCCGGGAGGCGGACAGATACAAGCAGGAGCAATCAAAGGACGCGGCGAGATATGCAACGACACGGGGCTGTATGCGGACGCTGCACGATGCGAACCGCGCAAAGCGCGAAGGGAGGCAACATTACTGATGAGCGGGATCACAGAGCAGGAATATGCGGCGTGGCTGGAAAAGGCGTTGCAAGCGCTCTATAAATCCAAGCCGCTTGCAATCGCGATTGTGGCAAAAACGGAATCGGGCAATACGCTTACGGGCTACTACAATGCGGACGCACAGGACAAGGCCGTGTTTGCCCACCATATCCAGAGCGATATCGTGTTGGACATTATCAAGGCAAATGCCGCAGAAATCAAGGCCATGATGGAGGGCGTAGACGATGGAACAGATTAAGGGTGCAAAGTATGACGATGAAGACGCGGGAGTTTTCAAATGAGCACGCCGCGATACGGCTGGTGGGCCTATGCAAAATGGATGATCCGCAGCTATAAGGGCGGCGGGCTGATGACGAAGGCTGAGCGCGCTGCCGTTGAGGATGCAATCGCGGAGACGGAACGGCTCGTTGACGGCGCGGAGAGACTCCGGCTCATAGACTTGGTTCTTTGGAAGCGGACGCACACCTTACAGGGCGCTGCAATGGCGGTTTATGTATCCGAACGCACCGCGCAGGAATGGCACAGGCAATTTATTCGCCTTGTGGGGCAAAAAAGAGGGCTTTTATGAAAAAGTCTGCGTCCCAGAGCCAAATTTAACATTTACTATAAGGGCGTAGAGATCAACTCTACGCCCTTCTTCATCGGCACCGCAGCGTTCTGCGGAAACCTCCTCCTCCTGTTCTCGTGTTCTCCGGTGTGAATAAATATATTTATTCACACACGGAGACACGAGAACGAAAGAATGAGGCAGAAAGGAGCGGCTATGGCGAGTTTGCGCGCCCTTGCACACAAGCTGCAAACAGCGCTCTTGTACAACGGAATCAAAATAAAAATCAATCAAATGCAGATCTATTCCGCGAAAAATGACAGGATGGTGACGAAATACATGGTTTACGAATATCGACCTGATGAAAAGCCGAAGAACGTCACTCTGCTGGAAACGTACCAGATTGCGGATGTGGTGAAGCTGCTGGCCGGGCTTTACAGCGATGGCGGATGAAAAGCTTACGCCGAAGCAGAGACGATTCTGCGAAGAATATCTGAAATCCGGAAACGCGACAGAAGCAGCGAAAAAGGCCGGGTACAAAGAAACATCATGCAGAGTGATTGCGGCAGAAAACCTGTCAAAACCAGCTATTTCTGCGTATATAAAGCGCAGGCTGGACGAACAGGAAGCGGCGCTTGTCGCAGATTCCAACGAAATTCTGAAATTTTACACTGCCGTCATGCGCGGGGAGGTCAAAGACCAGTTCGGCATGGACGCATCGCTGTCCGACCGGCTGAAAGCCGGTGACAGTCTCATGAAGCGATACGCAGCTGCTTCCGACCGCAACAGGACGACAATGGAGAAGCTTGATTCGATGCTGAAGGAGTTCCAAGATGCTGTTAAGTCCGAAACAACGTGAATTTGTAAAATACGGGACGCATCGATGGAACTTCAAGGGCGGAGCCACCAGAAGTGGGAAGACTTACCTCGATTTTCGATGGATCATTCCAATCCGGATCCGCGAAAGAATCGGAAAAGATGGCCTGGCCGTCATTCTCGGCGTAACAAAATCCACGATTGAGCGAAATGTGCTGGAGCCGATGCGGAACCTGTATGGCGATATGCTTGTCGGAACAATCTCCAGCGACAACACAGCGTGGATTTTCGGGGAAAAGTGCTATTGCCTCGGTGCGGAAAAGGTTTCTCAGGTTTCAAAGATCCGCGGCGCGTCGATTAAATATTGCTACGGCGACGAGGTCGCGGACTGGTCGGAAGAAGTATTCGCGCTGCTGAAAAGCCGCCTTGACAAAGAGTATTCTTGCTTTGATGGGACGTTCAATCCCCAATATCCCGATCACTGGCTGAAAAAATTCCTCGATAGCAACGCGGATATTTTCAGCCAGACATATACGATCGACGACAATCCGTTCCTGCCGGAATCTTTTAAAGAAAATCTGAAAAAAGAATACGAAGGGACGGTTTATTACGACCGCTACATTCTCGGCCTCTGGAGAATCGCCGAGGGTCTGGTTTACCCAATGTTTGATCGGGCCAGAAACGTCACGAGTGAGCGGGGCGGGCCGGGGCGGTACTGGATCTCATCGGACTACGGCACACAGAACCCTACCGTCTTTGCATTGTGGCGGGAATATGGCGGCAAGGCCGTCATGGAGAAAGAATATTACCACAGCGGGCGCGAGAGCGGGCGGCAGAAGACTGACGAAGAATATTATCAGGATTTAGAGGCATTCGCGGACGGATACCGCATTGAGCGTGTCGTGCTCGACCCATCGGCAGCGTCCTTTGCCGAGTGCATCCGGCGGCACGGAAAGTTTTCTGTATGGAAAGCAAACAACGCCGTGCTGGACGGCATTCGCTTCACGGGGGCCTGCATCAAAAGCGGAATCATCAAATTTCACGAGAGCTGCAAAAATGCGTTTCGAGAATTTGGCCTTTATAGCTGGGACAAGGACGAAGGAGAAGACTGCGTGATAAAAGAAAACGACCATTGCATGGACGCGATTCGCTATTTCTGTATGACCGTTTTGAGGAGAGAAATCAAGAAATGAGCCTTTTGACAAACATTCGAGGGTGGTTCCGGAATATGCTTTTCCCGCAGGCGGTTGCCGAGCGGGAATTCGGCGTATCTCCGGCAGTCAGCCCGAAGATGGAGCAGAATATAAGCCTCTGGTACGCGATGTTTATTGGAAATCCACCCTGGCAGACGTGCGATGTCATTTCTGTCGGGCTTCCGGCGGCGATCTGCCGGGAGATTGCACGACCGACGCTGGCCGAGCTGACGGCCAACATCACCGGCAGCGCCCGGGCGGATTATCTGAAAGAGTGCTTTGAGCGGGCGGAAGAAAATTTCCACAGCGCCTTAGAGCTGGGACTTGCGCTCGGCGGTGTGGCATTTAAGCCGTATATCTACGGCGAGCAGCTGCTGGTCGACGTGACCGGCGCGGCGGCGTTCCAGCCGACGAAATTTGATCCTGCCGGGCGCTGCATCGGAGGCGTCTTCCGGGACAAGCCCGCGAAAGTGGGCGGGAAGTATTATATCCGCCTCGAATCGCACGAGCTGGACGGCACGACCTATACGATCCGCAATAAAGCATATTACAGCGACGCCTCCGGCACGGTCGGCGCGGAAGCACCCCTGAATGCCGTCCCGGAATGGGCGGACATTCAGCCGGAAATCACGATCCAGGATATGAGCGGGCCGCTCTTCGCGTACTTCCGCCCGCCTGCGGCCAACACAACGGACGCAAACAGCCCCTGCGGAATGTCCGTCTACGGAGACGCGGCTACTGTGCAGCTGATCAAGCAGGCCGATGAGCAGTGGGAGCGCCTGCGCTGGGAATATCGCTCCAGCGAGCGCAAAGTCCTGATGGATGGCACGAGTTCGACTGCGGATATGTTCAACAAGCGTATGTTTGAACTGGGACCGTTCTCCCCTAGCGGCGAATTCTTTCAGTACATCGAGCCGCAGATCCGCGACGAAGCAATCTACCGAGGTTTCCAGAATACGCTTCGCCGTATCGAGTTCAACGTCGGATTGGCTTATGGAGATATTTCCGATCCGCAGACCATCGAGAAGACGGCGACGGAGATACGCAACAGTAAGCAGCGCAAATATGTGCTGATCGACAGCATTCAAACGGCGCTTGAACATACGTTTGACAGTCTGCTCTACGCGCTCGATACATACGCGACGCTCTACAACCTTGCGCCTGCCGGGACGTACAACACCGATTACAGTTGGGGCGATTCCATCCTTGACGACGCTGAGAAGAAGGAACAAGAGCGGGCAAACGACCGGCTTGACCTCGCTGATGGAATTCTGAACCACTGGGAATACCGCGCAAAATGGTACGGCGAGGACGAAGCGACTGCAAAGGCAATGCTGCCGAGGGCGCAGGACATGACAGATGCAAACGCCCCGGCTGAGGTCGAATGAGAAAGGTCAAGTATCCGTTCAGTCCGGAGCTGCTCGACGCCCTCCCGGAAGAACTCGCGGAGCTGTTCCGTGCGCTGGAAGATACGCTGCTGGATGAAGTCTGTTCCCGGCTTAAAATTGCCGATCAGCTCAACGAAGTAACGGTTCAGGATATCCGGGCGCTGCGGTCGCACGGCATTGATCTCAAGAAGATCAAAAGGGCCATCCAGAAGACAGCGGACGTCAGCGAAGAAAAACTGAACAAGCTGCTCGACGATGTTGTGGAGCGCAACCGGCGATATTACAACGACCTTATTACGCTGGCCGATGTGACGAAGCCTGACCGGCTGGTAGACGCCTCCGATATCGACGCGATCCGCAGGCAGACGCTCGGAGAATTCCGAAATCTGACGCAATCTTTGGGGTTTTTAGTGGACAATGGCCAGAGAATGCTTCCGCCTGCGCAAGCATATCAGTGGGCCCTAAATTCGTCAACGCTGCAAATTCAGAGCGGGGCGATCAGCTATAATCAGGCGATTGCCAACGCCGTCAAGCAGCTGGCAGAAAGCGGAATCAAAGTCGTAGACTATGAGAGCGGACACACAGATCAAATCGACGTGGCCGCCCGCCGGGCCGTTATGACGGGCGTGGCGCAAATCTGCGACAAGTATTCCGACCAGTCGGCGGAATATCTGGATACCCGGTATTTTGAGATCACAGCCCACTCCGGCGCACGAGACAAGCCCGGCCCGTCCCCGTGGTCGAGCCACAAGGATTGGCAGGGGCGCATTTATTACAAAAGCGAGAACGGGGAGCCTGACCCGCTTGGACAGTACAAAGATTTTGTGGAAACGACAGGCTACGGCTATGTAGACGGCCTGACCGGCGCAAATTGCCGACACTATAAGCACGCCTATATCCCGGGCGTCATGGAGCCAACCTATTCCGAGGAGCAGCTGGAACACATTGATGATGGTCTCGGCTGCGAGTTTGACGGGAAGAAATATACCGCGTACGAAGCGACCCAAATGCAAAGACGGCTCGAACGGTCGATTCGCAAACAGAAGCGTTTGAAAAACGCCTATAAAGCATCCGGACAAAAGGACAAGGAGACCGCCGCAGCAGCCAAGCTGCGCCGCCTGAACACGAAATACCATGATTTCAGCAAGGCAGCAGGACTGCCAGAGCAGCCGGAGCGGACAAGGGTTCTGTATACAGACGCAAAATCCGAGGCTGCGGCCAGCAAAGCGAAAACGGTTGAGCGGGTGGAACCTCCGACCAACACAGAACCAGCAGAAAGCGCCGGCTTTCAGCCGAGATACACCGACGTAACGGAAAAGTGGCGCGCGGAGGCCACTCCGAACAGCCACACTGTACAGGACTTGCAGGAGTATACTGCAAACGGCGTTACATACAAGGTCGACGGGCATAATGTCGTGCTTGACCACACAGAGCACGAAAAAGAAATTGCCGGACTCCTTGAAAAGGAATTCGGCGGCGAAATTGGGCTAGTTCCGCGTGTCAATAATCCGCAGGGGGTGTCCACACCGGACTATATTTTCCGAGGGGAAGCGTATGACCTGAAAACGCTCGGAGAAAAAGCCGGGGGAAATACGATTTTCAATCGTGTGAAAAAGGCAGCCAAGCAGGGGCAGCGGTTTATTCTGGATGTCACCAAGACCAAGCTTGACGAAAAAACAATAGATGCGCAAATTGAAAAAATATTTGCCAGAAAGGATACTGAGTGGGTTGATGAGATCATTGAAATCCGAAATGGAAAAGTGCAGAGAATCGTAAAAAGAAAATAAAAAAAGAAGCCGACACACCATCTCGCCCTTCTGGGAAGGGGTCGTGGACAGCGACCGGCTCTTATCTATTCTATACCACACTCTCACAAAAAATGCAAGGGGGGAAATTCAAATGGACAACTTCAAAGCGATTTATAAAATGCTGTCTGCGCTGGAACGCGCGATGGATCTTCCGGCGTTCAGCGTGGAGAGCTTCGGCCTGGACTCCATGCAGGTGTCCGGAGAACGTCTCTACAGGTATCTGGAAATGCTTCAGGACGCGGGGCTTATCAAGGGCGCGGAGCTTTATACCGACGTCACGGGCGAAATGCACCTGAGGAATGAGCGCCGGATTCAGATCACGCTGCAGGGGCTTGAATACTTGCAGGAGAACGCGATCATGAAGCGGATCTATAATGCCGCGAAGGGCATTGTAGACCTGATCCCGTGAGGAACGCCGTATGATCGACGAAAAACTGAAAGCCGCCATCGAGCGGGCGCTTGCCGCCGGATTCCGCGTCCAGCTGAAGCGCATGAAGGACGGAACAGTCAAGGCGCAGATCATCAAGGCGGAAGAGCTGAAAAAGTAATACAGATACCGCAGCACAATCGAGTGCGCGGAATGGCACGATGAGCTAACCTGTAAGGTTTTCTTACAGGTTGGCTCTTTTTGTTTTATCAAATCTTGACCGGCCCGAAGTCGCTAAACTACGGGGCAGCAGCGGACGCGACCCGCGAGAACAAAGCGAAGCTGTGAAGGAGAACCTATGAAGCGAGATTTTTTGGAAGGGCTGGGGCTTGATAAGGATACCGTCGACAAGATCCTCGACGAGAACAGCCGGGACATTGGACGGGAGAAGCAGAAAGCGGATCAGGCCAGAGAAGACCTGAATGCCGCCCGGCAGCAGCTGACCGACCGCGACAAGGATATCGAAGACCTGCGGAAGTCCAGCGGAGACGCTGAGAATTTCCGCAAGCAGCTCGAAGAACTTCAGGGCCGGTACACCAAGGAAACCGAGGATTACAAGGCGCAGCTCGCAAGCCGCGACTACGCCGACGCCATGACCCGCGCGATCACGGCCAAGGGCGTCAAGTTCTCTTCCAAAGCCGCAGAGAAAGCCTACCTTGCAGACCTCAAGGAGAAGCACCTTGAACTGAAAGACGGCGAGCTGACCGGCTTCGACGAGTGGCACAAGGCCCAGCTCGAAGCAGACCCGACCGCGTTCCAGTCCGGCAAGCCTGCGCCCACATTTGTCAAGCCCGTCGGCCAGGGCGGCGCACCGGCGGCAAAGAGCAAGGGCGCAATGTACGCGCAGCAGTTCAACGCGCAGTTTGCGCAGACACCAAACAAGGAGTGATTTGAAAAATGTCTATCGTTGTAAACACAAAAGCAGAAGTCAGGCCGAATTTCCTCGAAAGCGAAGTCGGCCTCGTCCTGAAAACCCGTGAAATCCCCGCGTCGATGGGCGTGCAGGACGGCAAGTACAAGATCGTAAAGGCCGGTACGCCGTTCCCGTCCGACAACTCGAACGCCGTCGGCATCGTGTTTGAGGATATCGATGTGACGGACGGCAATATGCCCGGCTCCGTGATGGTCGCGGGCCGTGTGCTGGCAGACCGCCTGTCGCTGGCCCCCGCAGCAAAGACCGCGCTGTCCGGCAAGGGCTTCACATTTGTTGACGCGCCGGAGATCACGCGCGGCTATACCGTGACCTACGACAAAAACGACGGCAGCGGCACGCCGCCCGTCGACGAGAACGTCTACACAGAGGGCTCCTATGCCGACGTCTCGACCGAATATCCGCTGACCAAGAGCGGCAACACCCAGACCGGCTGGAGCACGTCTAAGGGCGGCGAAGCTGTTTCCAAGGTCGAAATGACCGGCAATGTGACCCTGTACCCCGTGTGGACTACGGCCTAAAGAAGGAGGAAAAACACCATGCCTGACATTCTTGAACTGATTTCCGACGCTGACCGTCTGGATTTCTCGCAGAACATTTCCGTCGCACGCCCGGCGTACCTCGGCGACCGGCTGTTCCCGGACCAGAAGACCGAAAGCCTCAAGGCCGAGTACCTGCGCCTCGCAAACGGCGCACAGATCCCCACGATGGCGACCGTCCACGCCTTTGACACCGAGGCCGAGATCGCCACGCGCCCCGCGCTCGAAAAGACAGAGGTTGAGAAGCTGTTTATCAAGCGCAAGATCAACCAGTCCGAGCGGGTGCAGCTGCTCAACGAAAACGGCGTATATGCCGACAACGCAATCGTGAGCTATGTCTTCGACGATATGCGCCTGATGGCCGATGCGGTCAAGGTCAGAACCGAAGTTGCAAAGATGGAAGTCATCGCGACCGGCAAGATGACCATCAAGGAAAACAATCTCAACATGACCGTCGATTACGGCGTTCCGTCCGCAAACACCGGCTTCAAGATCGACTTCGGCGCAGATGCTGATATCGTCGGCCAGCTTCAGGCCATCGCGGATCAGGCGGCGGCCTCCGGCCACGCCCTGAGCGAAATGGTCGTCGGTACGAAGATCCTGCGCAAACTCGCGTCCAACAAGGGCATTCAGACCCTCGTATACGGTACGGTCGGCGCTGGTACATACGTCACCACCGAGAAGCTGCGCAGCCTCTTTACCGAGCTGTTCGGCTTCGGCCAGATCACGACCAACGACCAGCGCTATAAGGCGCAGGCCGCAAACGGCGCGGAAAAGACGCATCGATTCTTCCCGGAGGACAAGGTTGCGTTCCTGTCCAACGGCACGGCCAATTCCTTCGGCGTTGGCCTGTGGGGCGTGACGCCGGAAGAAAAGGGCTATGGCCCGTACACCGACAAGAGCGCGCAGCAGTATATCACGATCACCCAGTGGGAAACGCCTGACCCGAAGACCACCTGGACAAAGGCAAGCGGCCTGTTTATTCCGGTCGTGCCCGATCCTTACGGCCTGTTTATTGGCGCGGACGTCAGCAAGTAAAATCGAGCCTCCGCGCCTGCATGACGGGCGCGGAGGCTGACCGGAAGGAGGGCGCAGCATGATCTACGCCGATTATGAGTTTTACGCGACCGTGTACCGTGGGACGGCGCTGGACGAAGAGCAATTCTGCGGCCTCGCCCGCAAGGCGTCGGCTTATGTCGATTACATCACCATGAGCCGCGCGCGCTCCGCCGCCGGGGATAAGCTCGAAGCAGTCCAGAACTGCGTCTGCGCGCTGGCCGAGCTGGAGCAGGACGCCGGGAAGCTGGACAGCCTCGTCTACACGACCGACAGGCCGGTATCGAGTGAGACGGTAGGCGGCTGGTCGCGCAGCTTTGGCTCACGCAATCTGTCGCAGGCAGATATGCAGCGGACAGAGACGCGCCGCCGTGAGATCGTGCTGGCGTACCTCGGGCCGACTGGATTACTCAAAGCAAGGGGGTATGGGCCGTGTCCATGTTCCCCCACACCGTAACCATCTACAACGTCTCACAGGAGACAGACCCGGCGACATTCAAGGACGTGGAGAAAACCTACATCACCGTCCTGCGCGGCGTTCTGCTGGAAGCCTCCAAGGCGGCCAACGTCCGCCAGAGCGGGCTTGAGGGCGCGGATGCGGTGAATCTTTACATCCCGTTCTCTACGCCTGCCGTAGACGGCGTGACAGGCACAGAGAAGCGCTACGTCGGCCCGCAGGAATTCTGGCGGGCAGCCGATAAAAGCGGAATCTGGACGCTCTCCACGGACGGCAACGGCGGAACGACATTTTTTATTAAGGGTGAAGTCGTGGAGCCGGACAAGACCGAGCAGGCGCTTGAAATGCTCTATGACGACGTTTACAAGGTCACAAAGGTCGATATGAAGGACTTCGGAAGCCAGGACATGAGACACTTCGAAGTCGGAGGGGCCTAATATGCTGAAATTCAGCGTAAAGGCAGACGGCTTTGATGAATTGCATGAGACAATCGCGCAGGCGTGTACCAAAGCGGAGCATATTGTCGCACTTCAGGCAAGAAAGGACACAGCCCCGTATGTGCCATTCTTGACCGGTTCCCTCGACCGCAGAACACAGGTGGAAGGGAATGCGATTATCTATCCCGGCCCATACGCAAGGTTCCTGTACTACGGGAAAGTCATGGTAGACCCGGAGACCGGAAGCACCTACGCGCCGAAAGGCGGGACAAAGGTACTGACCGACAAAAATCTTGTGTTCAACACGTCAGGACACAATCAGGCGCAATCGCATTGGTTTGAGGCTTCAAAGGCCGAGAACCTCGACAAATGGATCCGTGTAGCGGATAAGGCGGTGAAGAATGGACTCTGAAAAGCAAAAAAGGCTGGTATCTGCGGAGGAAGAACAGGATATCTCCCGAAAGATGATGATCTGGGCAAATTCCTTCTCAGACGACGATATGCCGACCGCAACGATCAACTACGAATTCCTCGCCGCCGACTCGGCAAGCATGGCCCTGTCCGCCATTCAGGGCGCGTACATCACACGAAAATTCATCCTCGGCGGGCATGAGGCGGAATATCAATTCAAGATCATCGCCCGCATCAAGCCCGGAAACAGCAACGACAAGCGCCTGAAATGCGACGCCATGCTGAACCGCTTCGGGGATTGGGCCATGCAGAACCCGCCGGATTTGGGCGACGGGATGCGCGTCCGGCGCATGGAAGCTGTCAGCCGCTCGGCCCTGTTCGCCCGGTATGAGGACGGCACAGAGGATCATCAAATTCTAATGAAACTGACATATGAGGTGATTTAACTATGGCAGAAGTTACTTTTAATACCACGGCCGGTCAGACCATCGACCGGGAGCTGCTGATTGCATATCTGAACACCGGCGAGTCCTCAACGCCCGCCTGGGCGCCGTTCGGCACTCGCGTCACAGACTCCAGCATGGAGTATGACTGGCAGGAGGATTCCAGCAAGGATATCCTTGGAACGACCAGAACCACCATGAAGAAACCGATTATCACGCAGAGCTTTGACCCGTGCGACCTTGACGCGGGCGATGCGGCGTTGAAGAAGATCTGGGATCTGGCGGTCAAGCAGCAGAACGCAGCTGCGCTGGCGAATCAGGACGTGCTGATCGTCCATCATTATGCAGGAACGGCCAAGACGGCAGTCTTCGCGGAGCGCTACGACGCGTCTATGGTCAAGCCGTCCAGCCTCGGCGGCGAGGGCGGCGGCTCGGTAGGTATGCCCATCGACGTGACGCTCGGCGGCAAACGCACGACCGGCACGGCGGCGGTTGGCGCCAACGGGGCTATTACCTTCACGCCAGACGCAGCGTAAGGAGGAATCGCAATGCCTGAAATCAAATTTGAAACCGGTATCGTATCGTTCAAGCTGAACGACGCGGCGGAAGTTTCCTTCAACCCGACCGACAGCGCATTTGTCGAACAGATCTTCAACACCTTTGACGAGCTGGACAGGAAGCAGGAGGCGTATAAGGCCGAAGTCGACCACTGCGCGGACAAGAAGGAGATTTTCGCCATTGCCCGCCGCCGCGACGCGGAAATGCGGGACATGATCGACGGCCTGTTTGCCAAGCCTGTCTGCGCAGACCTGTTCGGCACTATGAACGTCTACGCGCTGGCCGACGGCCTGCCAGTATGGTGCAACCTCATGCTGGCCGTGATCGATCAGATCGACACGAGCTTCGCGGCAGAGCAGAAGAAGACCAACCCGAGGATTGCGAAATATACAGATAGATGGAAAACGCGCAGGCCCCCTGTTCGCGAAATATATTGATAGATGGGGAAAGTGATCTATTCCCTGCCGACCTCTGTTGAGGTCGACGGAACAGAATACGCGATCCAATCTGATTACCGCGCAATCCTCGATATCCTCGTAGCCCTGACAGACAGGGAACTGAACGAGCGGGATAAGGCGGAAGCGGCGCTGACCATCTTCTATCCCGACTTCGAAGAAATGCCCGTCAGCGACTATCAGGAAGCCCTGAACCAGTGCTTCCGCTTCATCGACCACGGGCAGGAGAATCGAGAGAAGAGAAAGCAGCCAGAGATCATGTCATGGGCGCAGGACTTTGATCTCTATATTGCGCCTATCAACCGAATCGCGGGCTGCGAGGTCAGGGCGCTGGAATACCTGCATTGGTATTCGTTTCTATCGTACTATCAAGAAATCGGAGATTGCCTGTATGCACAGGTGGTTTCTATCCGCGATAAAAAGGCCAGAGGGAAGAGCCTCGACAAACAGGAGAGGGATTTCTACCGGCGCAACCGGGATATCGTCGATCTGAAGGCAACATACTCGGAGGCCGAAGCCGACCTGCTTGCCGTATGGGGAGTCGGGACAAAAAACAGCCGCCCCGGTTAAGGGGCGGCAGCAGGAAAAACTTATTTTTTATACTCGAAAACGATTTCGCTACCCCAGAAGCTTGGAGAGAATCGAATCTCGATCTCACTCCAATCCTGCGGCGCTTCATATCCGACGACACCTTTCATTTTCTTCCCGGCGGCAATCGTGCCGTCAAGCTGCGGCTCGTCGGAACTCATCATCGCGGTGAGGCTGAGGCTGGTTGTATAGCCATCAATGTAGCTTTCGAATGAAAGCATGGTGCTGGACGCAATATCGTGGGATGAATTGTTTTCGATCTCGAATTCGCACAGAACAAAGACCTTTCCATCATCCGGCGAGACGTAATTTTGGCCGGAATTCTCGGTAACACTGAGCAACGTGACCGCCACGCCGTCTAGAACGACCTGATCCCCAACGCCAAATGTTTCAGGCCCGGAATCGGATTGCTGCGGCGGCTGCTGCGAAGAAGAAACTGAGGTTCCGACCTTTCCCGGCTTGGAGGACGATCCGCAGGAAGCAAAGGCCGCGCCAATAAAGACGAAAAGACAGAGGAATACGATTAAAGCCGTCAGGCAGCCGCTGGGGCGTTTCGCCTGCTTTTTGGTTTTTAGCCCGCCAACAACGTCAACGCGGTTCGAGGCGTTAATCTTGATGGTAAAAAACGCATTCTGTTGCCCTTCGGCAATGGTAAAGGATATGGTTTTATCCAGACGGCGATACCGGTAAAAAGAAAGTTCGTGCTGGCCCGGAGCGGCCACAGCTCGAAGTTCTTCACCGTTTTTCAGCGTGCCGACATCACAGCCATCCAATGCAACGCCGACGGTCAGGCCAGAACCGTAAAAAGAATTGTCCCGGCTGATTTGGATAATGCAATCACTCATATTTCTTCCCTCCTTACTTGGAAGATAACACAAATAATAACAAAAATCAACCGAAAAGGTGGTGAAAATATGGCGGATGGAAAAATTGTGATCGCCGTCGACGCGGACGCGAAAAAGGCACAGAAGGAGCTTGATACGCTGTCTGCGAAAATCGACAAGATGGAAGCCAAGCTAAACGAGGATACCGGAACGCAGAACGGGCTTAAAAAGGAGCTGGACGCTGCGCTTCAGTCCGCAAAGCAGACGGAAGACGCGCTGAAATCGCTCCGCTCGGAGGCTGACCGCCTAAAGGGCATCACATCCGGAAACGCTTCGGCTAATCCAGCGGAGTACATAGACGCTTATTCTCGACAGGCGGAGGTTGCTGCACAAATCAAAGAGCAGGAACAGCTGCTTGTGCAGCAAAACAAAACGGCGGAAAAGCTCGGGAGTCAATATGCAAAGATCACCGACAAGGTGATAACCCAGACCGATGCGCTTGACGCTGCAAAGACCAAAGCCGGTGAGCTGGTGCAGCAGATCACAAATGCCAGCGGAGCTTCGGCCCGCATGGCCGAAGCGTCGGCGCGCGTCGAAAAAAGCATGAATAAATTCGGGAGAAGATTAAGCGGGGTGCTGAGGAGCGCGCTGGTCTTTACTGTCCTGTCCCGCGGCCTTTCCCAGCTGCGCAGCTGGCTTAGCGAGACGATCAAGAAAAGCGACGAAGCGCGCGCGGCAGTTGCCAGGCTGAAGGGCGCTCTGCTCACGCTTGCGCAGCCAATCATGAAGGTGGTTATTCCTGCTTTTATCCTTCTTGTGAACGTGCTGACTCGAATTGTAAACGCGCTTGCAACACTGGTTTCTAAGCTGTTCGGAACGTCTTTCCCGAAATCTGCGGCGGAAGCCGCTGCGGCATATGGAGACGAGGCGGAAGCAATCTCCGATGTGGGAGACGCAGCAAAAAAAGCAGGGAAAAGCATGGCGTCGTTTGACGAAATCAATCAGCTTTCGAATGATTCCGGAAGCAGCGGCGGCGCAGGAGCGGGTGGCGGAATCGGATCCGATACAATAGCACCCGATTTCAGCGCCATGATAAAGGATCAGCTGACATCAATTACAGAATTGTTTGTGGGTGCGGCATTGCTTGCGCTTGGCGCAATTCTCACGTTCAGCGGCGCGAACATCCCGCTTGGAATAGCGCTTATGGCAGTTGGCGCGCTGGCGGTGTGGGACGCGGTAAGCAATCACTGGGGAGAAATCGCTGGAATCCTGCAAGGGCAAGTCGGACTTATCACGGCGATTGTAAGTACTGCCTTGCTTGCAATCGGCGCGATCCTTGTCTTTTCTGGCGCAAACATTCCGCTTGGCCTCGGACTGATGATCGCCGGTGCGGTCGGCCTTGCGGCCACTGTGGCGGCAAACTGGGGCTCAATTACAGAAGCGCTGCAAGGGCCCATCGGAATCATTACGGCAATCGTAAGCGGGGCGCTGCTTGTTGTCGGCGCGATCTTAGCGTTCAGCGGCGCAAACATTCCTATCGGCATTGGGCTGATGGCGGCCGGGGCGGTCGGTCTCGCTGCGGTAGCGGCTGTTAACTGGGACACGATCACGGCGGCCCTGCGGGGCCCTGTCGGAAATATTGTAGCGATCGTGGGCGCGGCATTGCTTGCGCTTGGCGCAATTCTCGCATTCAGCGGTGCGAATCTGCCGCTCGGTATCGGGCTGATGGTTGCAGGAGCGGCAGGGCTTGCAGCAACAGCAACTATCAACTGGGATACGATCAAAACAAAACTGCAAGGGCCGATAGGGAAGGTCACCGCGATTGTCAGTGCGGCGCTGCTTGCGGTCGGTGCGATCCTTGCATTTACAGGCGCAAGCCTTCCGCTTGGAATCGGGCTGATGGCTGCGGGCGCAATCGGACTTGCAGCAACGGCGGCTGTCAACTGGAATACGATTCAGGAAAAAATGAAAGGGCCGCTTGGCAAAATTACTGCAATCGTTGGCGGCGCGCTCCTTGCGCTTGGCGCGGTTCTCCTGTTCACAGGTGCAGGAATTCCGCTCGGGCTTGGACTTCTCGCAGCGGGCGGCGTAAGCCTGGCTGCGGCTATTGCGCCGAACTGGGATTTTATTGTCAGCAAGGTAAAAGATTGCTGGGGCAAAATCAAAGATTTCTGGAAGAAGAACATTGCGCCTGTATTCACAGGCGAATGGTGGGCCAATCTTGCGAAAAACGCCATGAACGGCCTGATTGCCGAAATCGAGAGTGGGATCAATCGCGCGCTTGGCGGTTTGGGCAGCCTTGTGAACGGGGCGATTAGGCTGCTGAACAAGGTTCCGGGCGTAGACATTGGGAATGTAAGCTGGGGAAATGTCCAACTCCCCCGCCTAGCCTCCGGCGCGGTCATCCCGCCGAACCGGGAGTTTATGGCTGTGCTGGGAGACCAGAAGAGCGGGACGAACATCGAGACGCCGCTTTCCACGATGGTGCAGGCATTCAAGCAGGCCATGAACGAGACCGGCGTAGCGGGAAGCAGACAAATGACGGTTATCTTCCAGCTTGACCGGCGTGAGCTTGGCCGCACGATCTATCAGCTGAACAACGAAGAGACGCAGCGCGTCGGCGTGAAGCTTGCGGGGGTGAAGACATGAGAAGCGCACTGAGCCTTGACGGCAAGGCGTATTTCAATCTTCACGTCGTGAGCTGCAAGCGGTCGTTCTCCGTCCTAGACGGCGACAACGCCGGGCGCGTTATGACCGGCGCGATGACCCGTGATATTATCGGCACGTATTACAACTACAGCCTTGAAATTGATCCTGTATCGTCAGACCCGGAGGAATACGATGATTTTTATGAGAGCATTTCTGCCCCGGTCGACAGCCACGTGCTGACCGTCCCATATGCGCAGGGGACTATGACCTTTGACGCCTATGTAGCAAACGGCGACGATGAGCTCACCGGGAGCTACGACGGGCGCAATGATTGGGGCAATCTGACGATCAATTTTGTCGCCATGAAGCCCAAGAGGACGCCGGTATGAGTGTACGCGTGATCTATGAGGACGTAGCGGTAGGCGCAGCAGCGGCGGCAAGCGTTGCAAGCACCGCTGCGCAGCCCTTCTCCGACCTTCCGGAACTGCCGTATGGCACAGAGTCGGTGATCGTCGCAACAAACGAGCTGAACCAGTGGATGCTGGACGGCTCCCGCCCGATCCTCACGACCGAGCGGGCGGCCTTCTGGTCTACCGAGCCGAGCAAAGCAGACTGCACCTTCGACGCAAACCCGACGCTGACCATCACGCTGGACGGCACGTTCGCAAGCTCCGGCATTTACCTCTATTTTGACGGTGGCACCGGCGACTATTGCAGCGCCCTGACCATGACGTGGTACAACGGCGAGACAACCGTCGCGTCGCAGGACTTCACGCCGGACGGCCAGAAGTATTTCTGCGCAAAGCCTGTCTCCGGATACAACAAACTCGTGATCGAGCTGAAAAAGACGAGCCTGCCGTACCGGTACGCGAAACTCAGACAGATCTTCTTCGGCATCGTCCGGGAATTCGAGCGGGAGGACCTGCGCAGCGTCAGCGTCACCGAGGGCGTCAGCGTGATTTCTGACGACGTGGAGATCAACACACTGGATTTCACGCTCGACAATTCGGACAACAACGACTTCATTTTTCAGGAAAAGCAGCCCGTCAGCGCCTACGACGGTGCAAAGCTAATCGGCGTCTTTTACATCAAAATCTCGTCCCGGTCGAGCGAACGGCTCTATGATGTATCCTGCCAGGACGCGCTCGGCATTCTGGACGACGAGCCCTTCGCGGCGGCGGTCTACAGCAGCAAAAACGCGAAGGAGCTGATAGCCTCGATTCTCGGCGCGCACTTCACGCTGGACTTCGACCCTGCGCTGGAAGACGAGACCGTAACTGGCTATATCCCGGACTGCACGAAACGAGAAGCGCTGCAACAGATCGTTTTCGCGCTTCGTGCGACCATTGACACAAGCGCGTCGCGTGGCGTGCGCGTTCGGAGGCTCACAGCGGCCTCTCCTGCCACGATCCCACTTGACCGGACATATACCGGCGGCAGCGTGGAAACGGCGGCTGTGGTCCCGGAGATCCGCGTGACGGCACACAGCTACTCGACGTCCGGAAGCGGAGAGAGTGTGGAGGTCGGCGGTACGACCTACTATCACACGACGTCGGTCACGTCCAAGGCCAATCCGAACGCCACCACGCAGACCAAGCCGAACGTCATTGAGGTGCGCGATGCGACGTTGGTAAACAGCGAAAACGTAGCCGCCATTGCGCAGCACATTTATGATTACTATATGCGTCGCCAGACACACAACGTCCGCATCGTCATGGACAAAGAGGCCCCCGGCGATTACGTGCAGACCACAACGCCGTGGGGCACGAAGATCACCGGAACGATCACCAGTATGGACATTCGCCTCAGCGGAATCGCGGCGGCAGAATGCAAGATTATCGGCACATAGAACGGAGGTGCGGCATTTGGTACAGGGAGATTCGTATAACCTTAGTGTTACCATCAAGAATAAAGGGCAGCCTCTGGACGTTGCAAGCGTTGAAAAGGTGGAAATTTCTCTGCTTTATCTGCAAAAGAGCTATCCGGGAGAGATCGGATACGAGGACGGAAAGTTTCTGTTTCCCCTCACCCAGCAGGAGACCTTTCGGCTCCCGAAGCTCTGCCAGATGCAGGTGCGCGTGAAATTCAAGAGCGGTGACGTGATTGGCTCGGAGATCAAGCAGATCGACGTTGCGCACGCGCTATCAAAGGCGGTGTTGTGATGGGCGGCATTGAATTTGAACTCAAGAACTGCGACCCGATCGACGTTTCCTTTAACGTTTCCGTGCGTGCTGGCGGCGGCTCCGGCGGCGGAGGCATTGCATCGGCGCAGATCGACGAGATCCGCGTGCTGACAAAATCGGACTATGACGCGCTGGACAAAAAGGACGCGCGGACACTGTATCTGTTGGAGGGATAACATGCTGGCAGTTGGAATCAAACGCATTCTGGAGCTGTTCATCGGCTCCATGGGCATCAAATCCGCCCGCTTGGGCACAGAAACCATCTACGAAAGGCCTGGCGGCTTTTTGTACATCGAACTCACAAGCGAAGAAAGGGGATAAATCCAGATGGCAAGTTTTTTCAATCTGACACTTGATACGCTGGCACCTGCCGGCCTATCGCTGATCCTGAACGACGGCGCGCAGTACGCGACCAGCGCGACCGTCACCGCGAAGATCTCAGTCACCGACGCCGCGACGACCGGCTACCAGATGAAGATCTGGGGCACAAAGGCGGCGGCAAAGGAAGCAGATGCGTCGTGGGAGACGTTCGCCGCAACAAAATCCATTACGCTCCCGGACGGCGACGGCCTGAAGACGATCTATGTAAAGGTGCGCGACGACGTCGGCAACGAATCGACTGCGGCCAGCGACTCCATCACGCTCAACACCTCGATCCCCGCCGTGACCATCACCGGCCCCGACAAGAGCCGCATTTCCAAGGTCACGGGCTACGACGCAGCGGCGTTCTCCTTCGTCTGCGATGTGGACTTTGAGGAATACACCGTCCGCGTCGTCCCGGCGACGAGCAGCCTGCACACGGCGGGCACCCAGATCCCGACGACGGGCGGCTCCACCAACGTCAGCGGCACGGCGGGCGGCTACAAGAAGAACACCGCCATCAACGTCACCGTCAAGGGCGCGGATCTCGAAGCAGCGTCCTCCGGCGACGGCGTGAAGATCGTGAAGGTCTTCGTCAAGAACGCCGCCGGGACGTGGAGCGCAGCCTAATGGCCGCGCCGGAGTTGACCTTCTCCATCACCGGAAACAAGATATCGGCAGTCTCGGGATTCGACTCGATCACCGTCACATTCTCGTCGGACATCGCCTATACGGCTTTTGAGTGCCGCGCGACGAAGTCCGGCGAGGATTGGGGCCGCGGGAAGGGCGCTTTGATCGCGTCCTTCTCCCAGACCCCGGCGGGCACGCAGCGCACCTTTGAGGTATACGACGATTTTCTGCTTTCCGGTGATGGGGAATACCGCATTTCGCTGTTCGCGCAAAGCGCGGACGGCAGCTGGAACGACAACTACGGCTTTATCCCGCTGGGAGAGTCGCAGGCGCTGAAGACCGCGGACGGCGAGGATTTTCTGTGTATGAAGGAGTGATCGTATGGCTTACAACAGCCAGTTTACCGGCGCGCAGATCGACGAGGCTATCGCCGACGTGCGCAGCAACAAAGACGCGTGGAACGGAAAGCAAGATGTGATCCTCGCCTCCGGTGCGGCCGTCGGGGACCTGATCAAGGTCAAGGCGGTGGACGCCAGAGGGAAGCCGACGGCGTGGGAGGTGGCCGCGGCTGGCACGGATTATCTAACGGAAGCGCCCGTGACGAGCGTGAACGGGAAAACAGGAGCTGTCAAGGTTCGCGAAGTGCCGTCTGTCACCGCCGCTGATAATGGAAAATTTCTGCGGGTTGTTTCCGGTGCGTGGGCGGCGGTAGAGATCGCAAACGCGAATGGAGGGAGCTTCTGATGGCGGAATATTTGACAAACACAACCGACCTGACAAAGGTTGCATCAGCTATCCGGGAGAAGGGCGGCACATCTGACCCACTGGTCTACCCGGACGGATTTGTGACAGCCATTCAGGCCATTCAGACTGGTACAGAACTGCAAATCATTGTAACTGTGACATCTGGTGCAACTGTTACCGCGACAAAAGGAAGCCTGTCTGAGAGTGGCACATCGGTCAATGGAACGTGCACGCTTATCGTACCGGAAGCCGGAACATGGAGCGTATCCGCGACGCTGGACGGGAAAACATCTGACACAAAAGCCGTAACTATTACGGACAGTTACG